ACTGGATTAGATAAGCTAATGACATAAAAGGATTGTTTTTGGCTGGAGAATAGAGCATGGCGGAGCCGACCGACCGCCCCCTTTTGGGGTGGGCTTCGTTTACGATACCCCCCTCAAAAATTTTCCGCCTTTTTGACCATGTTAAACAAAATCAAAATTGGTCAAAGTATTTCTCTCTCAACAGCGGAGCGTAAGCTCGCCCATTTCGTAGCCAAGAATCGAAATGGTAAGAATCGATATTTCAATGTGGTGAACCTGAAGATCAGCGCGGAAGATCCACATACGGTCGATCTTGAGGGAATCTGCGGCGAGCTGGCTTTCTGCAAGCTGTTCAATGTTTATCCTGATTTGGATACGGATCGTAATCCTCCGCATCCGCTCTATGACGCGCTTGTCCCGCCACCACCGGGATTTCGCGTCGATGTGAAAACGACCAAGTACGACAATGGAAAGCTATTGGTCGATGCGCGCAAAGGATCGAAAACCGACGGAGTGGACTTCTACGCTCTGATGACAGGAACCTTCCCAGGTCCGTACACATTCCGTGGAGTCATCGCGAAGGAGCATATTATCCAACCCCACAAACTTGGCCTACTTTGTGGATACAAGAGCTACATGGCGGAGCAGTCGGAGCTGACCGATGAGTTTGAGGCCAATTACTAATTGTGATTGACACTTTAGTCGCCCTTGTGCGTCAGTGCGCGTAACGACCTTAAGCAATGCGGAGGCTTGGTCAGCCATCGCAAAACCGTCTAAGCGGCAATGACACTCCGCATGTAGTAGGTTGGATAATCAGCCACCGTGTGGTGGATAGATGGCCAACCATAACGCAGATAACGTCGGTTTAATTTCATAATCTCATGTCTTGTCCTAATGTCTTCAACGCCTTCGCAGTGGCTACTGAGTCGCTCGCGCAGGACGTCTATAAACGCGCCTCGTACCGCTCGATGTGGCTCAACATGATTGAGCGCGGCGAGTATCCTCAGGGTACTGGTCTGACCCAGACCTCGTACAACACGACCAGCATCGAGCCGACTGCGGCTGAGGAGTGGTCGGCCATCACGCTCGCCAGCGGCGAGAACGGTGGCGCTTGCGATGTCACCTACAATGACGTTCCGGTCGGTTTTAATGCCGTCACCTGGAGTCCTGAGCGTTTCGCCCTCAAAGGTCCGCTCCTGTGTAAGGACGATTTGACCTTCGACCATCGCGTCGAGGCGTTCTTGCGCGTGTACTTGGAGAAGCTCTCGATCCGCGCGCAGCGTTCTTGGGAGACTCGTTACCAGAACACCTTCGCCAAGTTCGCCATCAAGGCTGTGGCCGACTCGTCCTTCACTCAGGTTGAGACGATTCCGTCTGGCGTGAATGAGTTCCCCTGGATTCAGACCGGCTCCGCTGGTCAGGCGCTCAATCAGTCCACCTCCGAGCTGACTCAGGAGATGCTCGATGTCGCCGCCGCCACGCTGATCCGCAACGGCGCTACCAATCCTGATAGCTCTGGCTTCATCAGCTACAGCAGCGACGGCCCGGTGTTCCCGCTCTACATCGGTCTGGAGGCTTCGCAGCGCATCGCTCAGAACAACCCCGCGTTCCGTGAGGATCTGCGTCAGGCTGATATGGGCAGCGGCAGCGGCGCTGAGTTGCTTAAGCGCATTGGCGCGAATCGGGTGATTAAGAACTTCCGGCACGTTCCGAATCTGTTCCCGCCCCGCTTCACCTACGCTGGCGGCAAGTACACGTTGGTTCAGCCGTTTACCAGCTCCAGTGGCACCAAGGGTACGGTGTTCAGCGTCAACTCGAGCTGGACGACCGCCCCGTTCGAGGCTGCGTTCATCGTCACCCCGTATGTGTTCAAGTCGCACATCGTGCGTCCTGTGAACCGTGTTGGTGATTTGAGCTGGATGCCGACCAACTACATGGGCGAGTGGCAGTGGGTGACGGGTGCCTACAAGTTCAATACGGACTGCGAAGATCCGTTGGAGAAGAAGGGTCAGCATTACGCTGAGTTCATTCACGCTTCTGAGCCTGTTTTCACCAACCAGGGCATGACCATCATCTTCCGTCGTTGCACCGGAGCTTTGACCCAGATCATTTGCAGCTAACGCTGCAAACGCTCACGCTTCGCGGATCATCTGACGCTAAGCATTCAAAAGACCCGCAGGCGTGAAAATGCTTGCGGGTTTTTTCTTTTCGGCGATTGTGGCCACCGGATTATCTCATAGGTTGTTTGTCTCACAGCTCCGTTGTTGGAGCAGCCCCTCATCGGCCCGAAAGGCTGGTGGGGGGTTTTTGATTGACATACATGCCATGAGTCTGATGCTCGCTTCATGCCGGTATTTACCATTCCCAAAGGCGTCGAAATCCCCGAGAACTTGAAGGAAGGCGAGGCTTTCCAGACGATGGCGACTATCGTTCTTGGTAAGAACGGAAAGGCGGAGGTCATCGAGATTGATGGCATGGCCATACCCGGTTACGAGAAGAAGTCTAAGGGTAAGAAGATGGCCGAGAGAGGCGAGGAGGAGTATGAGGAGGGCGAGGAGATGGAGGAATCTACTCCTGGCGGCGGCGGTTTCATCGCTGAGGTGATGCAGCGCGGACGCGGCCCGATGGCTTAAATTATAAACCGATATGCCAAACATCACATGCGACGAGGCGGAGACGCTGATCAATGAGGCGGCGTCGCTGGGATGTCGCTCGCCCCGTGAGGTAGAGTTGGCCAAGCTGGCCCTTGAGAATCGCATCGCGACGTATCTGGCTGGCGGCGGTGCGACGCGCGGCGCGTATCGGAGCGTTAGCGCAACTGGCAATGTGGTGAGCGGTGATTATCTGCTTGTCTGCAATGCCGCTGGAGGTTCGATTACGCTGACGCTTCCTCCGGTTGCGTTGGTTCCTGGCCGCATCTATGTGTTCAAGCGCATCAATAGCGGCGCGAACACGGTTACGGTTGATGCCTATGCGTCTGAGACGATTGATGGCGCGCTGACTCATGTGCTGTCCCCGCAGTGGAATTCCATTACCATCATATCGGACGGGACGGCTTGGTACATCACTTCGCATCCGTTCTAAAATCTCATGCCTATCATCTCCTGCACTGAAGCGGCTGAATTGATTGCGGAGGCTCAAGGAGCTTCATGCAAGAGTCCGCGCGAACGCATTCTGCTGGAGATTGGCCTACTTTGGGAGGCGTCGATTCTTGGTGGAACGGCGGATATTACCGCTGATAACACCGTGATTACGGCGGACAGTACGATCATCACGGCGGACATGACCGAATTTATCTAACCATTAACAAACCTTTTAGGATACACCCACATGGCAAAGCAAACGATCAATATCGGAACAGCTCCGAACGACGGAACGGGAACTCCGCTTCGCACTTCGTTCGATTATACCAACCAGAACTTCACGGAGATATACACCGCTCTTGGCGGTGGTGTCGCCCTTCCCGGCGCGACGACTCAGGTCATCTTCAATGATGGCGGAACAAATCTGGCAGGCGATGCCGGTCTGGTTTACAATAAGACCACCGATGCGCTGACCGTTGCCGGACTCGTCACCGCTGGCTCCGCCACCATCACCGGCGATCTGACGGTGCGGACGACTCGTCTTACTACGACCACTACTGGTGTCGGCATTGGCACGGCGAGTCCAATTCTTCCGCTTGATGTTCGTGGAGCCGCCGGTGCTGGTGCGTTGTTTCTTAGGACCACTGATCCTACTGCTCCAGTTGCTTCAGCTTACATTCAAACTCCTGTTTCAACCGGATTCTCTTCGACTGTTCCAATGTACGGTTTCTGGTATCAGAACTGTGGAATGGGAAACCCTGCGTCTGAGAATTTGAGCTGGATTATCAACAGCTCCGAAGCCATGCGCCTGAACTCCACGGGGCTGGGCGTGGGGGTTAGTCCTACGTTCAACATCCACGCTCGTGGAACCACGGATGGACGCATTCAGGTTGAAGGCGCGAGCGGATACGGAATGGTTTTCGTTCAAGCCTCCAACGGCAATTCTGCTCAACTTCAGCTCAACTCCAACGGTGGTTCAGGTCGAAGATACGTTGTAGCATCCAACACATCCGGTCAGTTTTTGATCGGAGATGAAACGGCTGTTGCTACTCGTTTATTGATCGACTCCGCGGGCAACGTGGGCATAGCCGTTACCCCGAGTGCGTGGACATCTAGCGTAAGAGCTATTGATATTGTATCTGGCGGATTAGGCGTTTTCAGCGGAGGTATTACCCACAACGCTTACTTCGACAACACCGATGCGCGTTGGGAGTACAAGGGAACCGGACCAGCTACTTACTACAATTTACAGACTGGCGTTCACCAATGGTTTGTTGCGGCTTCAGGAACCGCGAACAATCCGATTACCACATTCGCGACGGCAGCAATGACCCTCGATGCGAGCGGGAATCTGATTCTGTTGTCTTCAAACACCCCCGCAACGCTGACCACCAACGGCCAGCTTACCGTCAACGCCACCAGCAACACCAACCTCCGCTTCTCTTATCGCGGCTCCGATGGTGTTACCCGTGTTGCCAACCTGACCCTCGCCTAATATCCCATGATTACCCTCTCTTGGATCATCGAACGCCTTCTCGTCCGCAAAGTCGAAGGCACTCTCACCGATGTCGTCATCACCGCCGACTGGCGTTGCAACGGCTCGCAGGAATCGTTCAGCGGAACTTGCTACGGCTCATGCTCGTTCGCTCCGCCGAGCGGTTCGTTCACGCCATACGAGGATCTGACCGAAGCTCAAGTCCTCGGCTGGTGCTACGCCAATGGCGTCGATAAGACCGCCATCGAAGCCAATGTCACCGCGCAAATCGAGAACCAGATCAACCCTCCGGTCATCGCTCCTCCGCTGCCGTGGTTGCCGCCGGTGATGATCGTTCCTCCGATGCTGCCTCAGGTGGAGCCGCCGCTCGTCAATGCGGAAACTCCTGTCGCCGCTGTTGACGAACAGCCGGTTGTTTCGGATGCTCCGGCGGCATGATTAAAATTGAACTGACCGTCGAACAAGCGAACACCCTGCTGCAACTCGTGGAAATCGCAATGAAGGCTGGCAACATCAACAATGTGAAAGCCGGACTTCCTCTCTACGATCTGATCCTCGACGCCGCCAAGGCTCAGGCTTCGCTCGCTAACTAACCACCACGATGACGGACCACCACGCTTTCATTCGAGATATCTCAATAGGCGTCGGTGGTCCGGCCATCGGCATTTTGGGGAACGCGGTATTCTCCGATCCTCATCTCAAGACTGCGTCATTGGCACTTGGCGCGTTTGCTGCGCTTCTAACTTGCGCCGTCAAAGCAGTCGAACTTTATCGCAAACTCAAAAACGACAAATGAACGCTAATATCTCCTCCCTTCTCCGCCATATCCTGACCGCTGCCGGTGGATTCATCGTTGCTAAAGGGTTGGCCAGCGCCGATCAGGTTGCTGAATTGGCCGGTGCTGCTGTCAGCATTTCTGGCGTCGCTTGGTCTATGTGGAAGAACAAGCAATCAGCCGCCAAACAGACGGAATGAACTTCCTGGCCGACCTCGTTATGAAGCTGGTCATCTGGCTTCATGCGCTGACGACCAAAGACACAACAAATGAAGACGCCAAGAAACAACCTGATCTTAAGCGTTCTCTTCTTGATCGTGTGCGCGAGCATGAGCGTGAGCTGCGCGAGCCGAGTGATTTACGTCCCCCACGGTGAGCCTGTACGCCTCGCTGAGGACGTTAAGGCTAAGGTTTGGGTCGTTGACGCGAGCGGCAAATCGGTGCGTAGTCAGAACCGGATTACGATACATGAGGGTTGGTACGCATTGCCGAAGGAATGAAAAAGAACGTCCCAACCAACACTTCGCTCTACAGCAAGATGAAGTCCGCCGCCAAAGCGAAGTTCGACGTTTATCCATCAGCATACGCCAACGCTTGGCTCGTTCGTGAGTACAAGAAGCGCGGCGGCAAATACAAGGTTGCCGATGTCAGATAAGAAAGTCAGAGGCGGTCTTGGACGCTGGTTCGCCGAGAAGTGGGTGGACATCAAGACCGGCAAGCCGTGCGGTCGTCAGGAGGGAGAAGAGCGCGCTGGATATCCCGCTTGTAGGCCAACAAAGCGTGTGAGCGAGAAGACTCCAAAGACGACAATGGAGATGAGCAGCGCGGAGAAAGCTCGATTCAAGCGCGAAAAAACCAGCTTTCAGAAGATCGGTTATCAGCATAGGATGCGGAAAAAGGCAAAATTATGAGCAATAACGCACCATACAAAGGTTCGCCGTCTGTTAAGGTTGGCGGCAGCGGACCTTACAAGCAGTCTCCTCCGCCGAAGCCTCCGATTAAACCGGTTGCAAAGCCGGTTCCGAGCGGAAGCGGTCCTTACCGTAGATAAGTGATTTAAACGAAAATCCCCCGGTGGTAACGAGAACCATCGGGGGATAATTGTTTTAGCGTCCGAGCGACTTCATCACACTGGCGACAAAGTCTTCGCTCTTCGCGGCGTTTGTGCTGGCAGGCCTGGAACCTCCAGATGTCGCTTTCGAGGTAACTCCAGGCTCGCTTCCGCGATACTTTGAGAGTTCAGCTTGCAGGCGTTTGTTCACCTCGACCTGAGCATAGAGCAGTTCGCGGTACTTTGGCGCGGCAGCGGCCCACAGAGCCGCCTTGGCGAGGTCTTCTTCACTGTTCTCGCCGTTGAAGATCTGCTGGGCGAGACTCAGTCGGCCATTCAACTCGGTGTTCCATTCCTCATCTCCTTCGCGCGGTTCAAAGATTTCAAGCGCGCGAGCATTCTCGCTCACCTTAGCCCAGGTCTTGGTGGCCGACTCTAACGCAGCCTTAGTACCCTCCTCGTTGTCTTGCTGGTACTTCGAGATGATGGCGTCGTAATCAGCTTTCGCCTCGGAAATCTCTGACGCGCGTTCGCCATTGATTTCTTCGTACTTCACAATCAGCGCACCGAGCTTTGCCTTCTTGGACGGTGAAAGACCTTCGACAATGTCATCAATCTGCGAGTTGCGATAATCGCTCTCGGGCGACTTGAGCAAATCAACAAGTCGCTCCCCGTCAGTTCCAACAAGGTTCTTCACGGAATCAAAGACGCCGCTAATCTTGCCTTCGTACTTCTTGACGAACTCAGGGTGACGCTCGACATCGAGGATGCGAACACGCTCGGAAAGCGCATCACGCTCTTCCTGCAATGTCTTGAGCTGCGCTTCGTAGTTCGGATTGGCAGTCTTTCCAGACTTCAGCTCATCCAACTGCTTGGCCAGCAAAGCCTTCTCTTCCTTGATCTTGCGGAAAGCATCAGCGGCTTTCGTGGACTTGATCGTCTCGGGAATATCGGAATCAGCGTCCGTAGAAGTCGGAGCCTCAGCCTGCTGCTTTTTCGTACCGAACATCCGCTCGATATCCATCTCAGCCTTGCTGAGCTTGGAGGCGTCTGCGGACTTTGAGGCTGGCTTCTGAGTTTTAGCCTTCGGCTCTTCCGTAACCTGCGAGGCAGAATTGGCCGACTCATCAGCCAATGCGGCGTCATCAATGCCACTTGCCTTGAAAGCGTCGATGAACGAGCTGCCGAAGTCGGGGGTTGTTCCGTTGTTGGTGAGAGGTGAGTTCAGTGGTTCTTCCATAATTTGTTAGTATTGCTTATCGAATGTCGCTTCTGGTTCTTTCGCTGTTTCAATTACCGCCAATTTACGAAGGTTTTCAAGACAATGCGCGTAGCCAGCGGTTACACCGGCAGCGAAAATAATGTCCGATTCCTTACTGCCATGTGACGGCATTGGAACCGGCATTGATTCGGCAACGATGCGTAATGCCATGCGAAGAATCGGATTTTGCAGAATTTGAGCGAGTTCAGCCTGTTGGCCATCGGTCTGCCAGTCGGACAGATTGATGTCAGGCAGCTCCAGCAGGTTCTTCGGATTCTCCTTCTTCGAGCCTCTTAGCCAGTTGATCATACTTTGTTTTCTTGTTTCGTTTCAGTTTGTGCCTTTGGGGAATCGGATCGAGAACCTCGTCGAGTTTTATTGGGTTCTCCTTGTTGACGACATCGCGCTTCGGTCGAATGACCTTCGTAATCTCAAGCATGTCAACGAGAGGCAGCTTGATGTAGCCGCAATCAACATCGTTGATGCCGTACGAGACGACGAATTGATTCTTCGCGCTGTCGTAGAATGCGCCACACGGGAAGACGACCGCCGGAAGCCCCGGCCACCAGTCTTGCTGATTTGTTCCGGTCAGGATCGGCAAAGTCGTCATCCGAGCGATGCGAAATGGAGGCTTTGCCTCGAATGCGTATGCGCCCATGTAGTAGCGACGTTTCTTGTTTATCCACGGCAAAGAGCTGTGGAAGAAGGTCCAGTACAGACCGTCAACGTAGATTGGGTTTGAACCGCCTCGGACCTCTCCAAACTTCCAAAGAGGGTTGAACTCGTCGGTAACGTATTCAGCTTCCTTCTCAAGACGCCCATTAAGGCGCACTACGACATGAGGATTGGCCGAATACACCATGTGTGGCGCGTTGTCGTGAACGAAGTAGAGCCAGTTCTTCTCATGGCCATCATTGATCATGGCCTGCGCGTAGTTGTTGCCGTAGATCGGATCGAAACGACCGACGTTTAGGAACTGCTTATCGAGCAGGAACATCCCCTGGTGCGCGTACGACTTGAATGGGACGAACGTGCAGCAGCTTAGTCCATACTTGTCGCCGAACTTAACGACACGCGGGTCTTCGAACTGCTCATTCGGATAATGCGAAACCAGCGTTGCGAGTGCTTTCTTGGTGGCTCGCAGGTTCTGGCTGAGTTCGAAGATGACAATGTCGTTCTTCTCAACATAGGCATCCTCATCTTTCTCTCGCTTGTTTCGACAACGACGCGCAAAGAGCAGGATCTTTCCGTCAGGATCTTGCGTAATCGCCGGATTGAAGTAATAGGTTCCAGTTTCTTCAGGCAGGACAATTTTGCCTACCTCCCAGTCAACCTGTTCGGCCAACTTGGGAACGTCATTTTTTGCGTAGCTCATTAGGAATTCTGCTGCGAATTTGATTTCGTCGTAGAGAGAAAGCCAATGATCGCGTTCCTCGCGGACCTCGGTCAAATGCTCCTCATGTTCTTTGGTTCGAATCTCAAGCGTTCGTTTCAGATCTTCAATTTCATTCAGAAGATCCGCTTGGCCATCACCGCCATTTGCAAATCGCTTGAGTGCTTTAAGAGACAGCTCTCGGATGATGTCTTTCATTTTGAATTCGCCAATCAATCTGGAATCTCAGTTTCGAACTGGTCGGCCACCCTTGGGAGGATGGAGTAAGAGTTCAAAAGATGCCTCGTTTTGAAGTAGATAAGCAAATCAATGTGCGCCGAAATTTCGACAGTAGTTTCAAGAAGTGGCTTCAACGCTTTCCGTCGAACAAGATAGGCGTGAGTGCAAAGCGGATGGCAGCGATACAAGTTGTGGCCAACTTTTTCCTCAACACGACCGGCGGAGCAGCATGATCCGGCAAAAATCATGTCCCAATCTTTTGGAGCCTCCTTCAGCGCAAGCTCGATTGCCTCTTTCCACCCATCTCGGAAAACAACGTCGTCCTCAAGAACCAACCAGTAGTTCTCACCTTCGGACATCTCAAGCGCACTCCAGAGCATGATGTGCGACATGGTGCATCCGATGTGCTTGGCGCAGATGTAGTAGGGATTTATCGGATCATCTTCGATGTACGGAATCGTTGCCTTAAGCCCAGACTTTGCACCGTTCAGACCGTGGAAGAACTTGAACTTTTCAATTCCAGCTTTCTTGAGGCTTTCTTTTACAAAATCGATGCGTTTAGAGCCGCGCTGGGTGATGACAATTGGAATCATTTTTTGGTCTTTTGATAAATTGAAAATACGCTTTCTTTGAGGTCATACCGCTGAATCAGGGTGCAGTATTTTTCCACAAATCGAATCGCAGTCTGCGTCGATTCCCAATTCACATCGTCCATCACGATGTAACCGCCAACCTTGAGCTTCGGAAGCCAGTTGACGACATCGCTCGTAGACGGCCATTCGGCGTGATTGGCGTCGATGTGAACCATGTCCATGTCGGGCAGGAATCGCGACGCATCCCATGAGGACATGCGGCAGAATTGGATGTGTTTCACAAGCTGCGCGCGAACACAGTGGCCAACGAAAGCCTCGTAGTGGCCTTCAAGATTGATTTTCGACCACCACTCTTGATTGCCGCTGTTCTCGTCGTCGATGCAGTCCTCTTTCTTCCAAGAATCAATAGCGTAGACGGAGCCGCTTTCATTGAGCTTGCAGGCGTAGGCCAGTGCTAATGTGGATTTGCCTTCGAAGACTCCAACTTCAGCGATTCGTTGCGGCTTGCTGTCGATGACCAGCTTTCCGATTTGAAATCCTTTTTCAACGTCGCACCAACCGCCCATTTTCGGAAATTGGTCGGCGACAAAATTTCTAAGCGCATCGTATTGGCTGCTCATTTTGAGTGGATATAGGTGACTGACTTTCTGAAAAGAGGATTCGTGAACACCTTGATGACCGTGGACCGTGGCCAACACAAAGGCTCTGCGGTAATGCTCAGCGGCCTGAACTGACCGTTTTGAATGTCGTTCGATGCACCGGGATGTTCGTTTACGATCAATGCCGACTTGTGACGAGTGGAGATGATTTCGAGAATCCTTCGGCACTCTGAAAACTCAAGATGCTGCAAGACATCCTTGATGTGAACGAGGTCGAACGATTCTTGAATGTCTTCGATGCTATCGGTGCTGATGTCGGTTCCAAGCGGAGCTTTTGATTTCGCGAATGCCGTCGCAACCGGACTGACATCGATGCCCTTGTAGCGAACCCCAGACAGATCAATCATCGACATCAACTGCCAGTCTCCGCAGCCGACATCCAAGATCGACTTGATCTTGTTTTCTCGGATGAACGAGTTGAGAAACTTGACGTATTTTGCGGTGTTTTGTGGCTGAGAACCTGGGCCAGATCCTCCATTCCACTCGTCTGTCAGGTAGATTCGATCAAAGATATTTTGAAGCATGCAGACAGTAAGTGTTTTCGCGTTTTAGAATCTCCGCTTCAGTGAGTGCGCGCATTTTTTGGTCATGGTAGGTGCGCCACAAGTGGGCAATGGAACAGCCATCCAGAGAGTGGATTCCATCCCAATACCTATGTGAGCCGCAATGCATGAACCCAAGCATTTCAAAATCAACAGCCTTGGCTAACCCCGGATTTTCTTTGTGCAGTTTCCACGGATACTGGACAGAAATCTCGTTCCACCCTCCCCCGTCAAACTCCTGCCACTTCTGAAGCCACTTCCATTGGAACCGGCTGTGCATCTGCGAGAACATGATTGCGTTGCAAAGGCCAATGGTCGGCTCGTCCCCGCAGAATTCACGACCGATTACAGTGTCATGGTTTAGCCAGTCTTCTGGAAACGGAGCAACCGTGATGGTGTCCGTGTCAGCGTAGACGCCGCCCATTGCGTACAGAACGGTGTGCCGAATCAGGTCTGCGCGATGCTGATGCTGCGGGATGTTGTTACCGTTCCATGTTTTCGGATTTCCGATTGGCATCAAGCGAACCGGAACCTTCGATTTGAGCTTTTCCCACTGCTCGCCGGTAGGCTCTTGTGGAGTCCAAAGAAAAACGCTCCAGTCAGGATTGTTCATCCATGCTGAAGCGATTGCGATGCGTTCGCAGATGTTGAATCCGTCGTCGTGAAGACCGTGAACGAAGTGTATGTTTTTCATCCCTGACGCGCCAAGTTAGACTCGGCAGTTGCATTCGCTCGCTGAATATCAGCGGTGGTCTTCGCATTCCGGCGCGACAGGTCTGCCATCGCCTTCGTGTTCTGACGCTGGATGTTGGCCATAACCTCGGCATTCTGGCGAGCGATTTTTGCCTGAACTTCAGCGTTGAGAACAGCGGTCTTCGGATCGACACCCTGCTGAATCGCCATTGCCTGCTGTTGCTGCGCCATTGCCTGAGCCTGTTCCTGAATCAACTGGCCAAGCTGCTCGATGGTCTGGCTAAGCATCTGGAGCTGCTGCGTGTAAGCCTCGACCTGCGGACGGCGTGAAGGATCGGTGGACAGGCGCTGCAAGTGCTGCTGAACGTGCTGACCGATGCCTTGGAGGAAGAGGACAATCTCCTGCGGATTTCCACCCTGTTGAAGCGATGCAGCAGCCTCGTTCGCGGCAGCAAGATGCGTGTCGATGTGAACGATGTGGTTCTGCGTATCGGTGACGATTGCCATGTTGCCTTGGCGCAGCGAGGAATGCTCCAGCACGGCAAGAGCGGCCTGATCTTGAACGCGAGCAGACTGCATCTGAGTAGGCAGATAACGATCCACCATTTGTTGGCCAACCTGAGCGGCGATGTAGTCCTTGAGCAGGTTGACTTTTCCGCCTTCGGGAAGAGAACCGGCAAGACCGAGCAAAGTCCCGAGAAGCTGCTGCTTCGCGAATTGAGAACCTTGGCCGACCGTGCGAGTCGCCTCAACGTAATCGATGTCTATCATCGCCTGAACAGGAACACCACGCTCCTTGCATCGACGTTGGAATTCGATGGCGTCTTTGTCCGACTTTGTAATCGGGTTCAGATTGGGGTTTGAGGCGCGGTTGTACCGCTCCTCGAAGAAAGAATCCAACTGGTTGTAATACCGGCTCAACTGCGTCTTACCGATTGCTGACTGCTGTGCCACGATGGCTTGGACTTCGGTGGCAGTACGAGGATTGCCCGACGGCTTGTTGAGCGATTGGCGATACTGAGAGAGGTTGCCTTGAAGAACATTCTCAAGGTCCGCGTTGACCGCCATAGGAGCGTCCAGAACGCCAGCAATGTTTTGCTGAATGACTTCGTAGTCGGGCGGGAGAATGGCATACGGTCCTTGCTGAACGACGCTCGTCTTGCTCAGAGCGTTCGGGTTGAGAGGGCGGAAGAGAATCTGGGTGCGAGCGAATGCGCTATCAACCATCGAGCAACGCAGACGATTCTTCAGTTCCATCGCCTGGAGCATCTTGATGCCCAAGCCTTTGACGCCGTGATGCTCGCCATCGCCACGGTCGTAGTACATCGGATGGATAACCTGTTCCCACCGGCTGAAGCGTCGCAGCTTCTTGTACATGAAGTCCTCGCTGTCACGCTCATCGATGATGACATGGCTGATCTGACCATCGAACTCCTTGTAGAAGATGTGGCACATCAAGACCACTTCGGAGCGAGCCGAGAACGTGATGTCGTTCGAGCGAAGCTGACGCTGGAAGAACTCCCAATCGTATTGGACGCCGGAGCGATACGGCTCGGGCATCGCAGCGCGAATACGCTGGCGAACGTAATCCACGTTCCAACCGGCGGCGCGAGCGGCTTCCTCGTCTTGAATCTTCTCGAAAAGATCATCGACACCCATGCGGGTTCGGACAGCAGCCACTTTCCAGTCGCTGACGTTCGACTTGGTTCCATCTGGAACGAGAAGATCCGTCGCCATGATAGCCTTACACCGCCAATCGGTGCTGTCTTCGAAAATCAACGGGCCATCGCCAATAAGGACCATCTCACGCTGCGAGAGCTGCATGAGGTAGTCGAAGTCTTTGTCCATCTTCTGGAGACGGTCGAATTCCTCGGTAATGATCTTCGACCACTCCTCCCGCTTATCCATGTCGTTGCCGTAAGCGGTGCGAATGTTGGCGTAGGTCGGAACCTCGGCGAACACATCGTAGAAGGCAGACATGGCCAACGTGAGGAACGCTTCCGATTCACGGAAGTTCACATTGGTTCGGAACGCTTGGTTGTTACGACGCAGTTCGGCAGGATTGTACGGAGGGTTACCATCAACAAGACCGCGCAACTTGGCGCGCGTCACGTTCCGCAACTGATCGGCCATGATCAGCTTCTGGAAAATTTCGCGAGCTGATGCCGCATCGGCTATGCGCGTTTCAGGCGCTTTGCCGTTTTCGTTGATGGTTTCAAGCGGCAGTTGGGCTAGGTTTCCGTACATGGTCGTTTTTTCCAGCAGTGAGCCGGAAGGTTTTCGTTCTCTGTAGCGTCCGTAAATTTATGGAGTGTTTCAATGGGAAACCACACCATGCTTCTGATAAAGCAACCACAAAATTCACAGCTCTGAACCTGCTCGTCATACGGCGTATTGCCGTGCTGCGAGAAGGTTTTTACAGCCTCCTTGAGGACGCGAGCGTTGCATCCGGTGCATCCAAGTGGTTTGCGATTGAAGCGACAGCCTGAGCAGATGCTGGCGCGTCGATTTGCCTCCGCCTGATCGACTTTTCCGCCGCCAACAGTCAGGCCATGAAGCAAACTCATGCTGAATCGGATGACATCTCCGATCTGGAGTGACTTTCGACCTTCGGGTTTTGGAAGTTCAACCTCGTTGTAAGCGCAGTCGGCACCGTTACGACACGCATATTCGGTGATTAAAGTGTCGAGGTTGCTTGGAATTGGAATCGCGTTCGCCGTGTAATGGTTGCGGACGAACTCATGGAGCTGCGGCCATGATCCGCCCATGATTTCAATGCCAGTCTCAGGAACTCGGTAATGCCATCCGCCGGGGATGACCATGTGTTCGTTGAGAACCCTGTATCCGGTAGCTTTGCTCATTCTTCGATTGATTCGTCGTGGTAGATTGAATCGGCGTCCCGAACGAGCTTTTCCCAGACTTTGTCCATTCTGGTTGCTCGCGGTTCGAGGACAGCGGTTTTTCGAACTAGATCAAGCAAGACTGTAGCTGCGTCGGCCAAGTCAGGCGATTTGCCGGTTCGCTGCTTCATCACAGTCTTCGATTCGACGGATATCTTCCGCTTGGAATCGTCGAACATGCGCGCGCAGAACTCTTGCAGCGTCTCGATGTCCATTCCACCAACTCGCTCCTCGACAACCCATTTACGCATCGAGAACCAAAGTTCCGTCACTTTGCGGTCGTATGCCTCATTGCATGGCCGACTATCCTCGTCGCTGACCGGAATGGCCGATGGAGAGCCGCCGAACTCAACGCGATGAACAATACCCCATTCGCGAGTCAGAATGTCCGCAAGACCGCCACCTTCACCGCTTGAATCGAGAGCGAACTTGTCGGGCGACACGCCCCGCTTGCCGCACTCCTCTTTGACCCGATTGGCTATTTGGTAGTGAACAGGCTCAGTTAGTTGTGCATTTGGAGATATCTGAACCACATCGCCAAAAAGTATGCTAATTTTATCGTTAGCGGTGCCAACCTTGGCAAAGCGGAGAACGCATCTGTCGCCGCCAAATCCTGGGTCAAGACCGGCTACCGACTGAATATTCGTAGTAAACACCAACTTTCTTGTAGGTGTGTGCGTCTCGATCAGTGATTCGGACAACACCGTCTTGACCATGCCGTCAGGACTCCAGAATCCGCGCGTGTATTTCCAGAATGTAGGACTCTGCTCACCCTCATGTCGCATAGCGGATAACACCTGATCATGCGTTATAAGGTATGGGTACTTCGTTCGCCCTTCGCTGATGTTGGGCGACTTCATGCCGTCAAATCGTCGGCACATGCCACGCTCGGTCAGCCAATGCTGATCTTCAATCGTTACGCTGCGCCAACCCTTTGCCGGTGTGCAGAATCGACCGTGTGGGTCGTACTTCGATGCCGGATTACCGATAACCAACATCTTGAACTCGCGGCAACCCTTGGAAAGGTTGGTACAAGCCTCGAAAGCTGCTTCGGGCGTATCCGTCGCTTCGTCGATGATGACCATCACTCGCTCGGCGTGAATACCCTGAATGTTGGCCACAGCCTTCGAAGTGTTGCCTTCGGCGACGGCAATGGCTGAAATCGAATGACGGTCGTCGCCTTTGATGGCCTGAAGCGCCATCTTCGAATCGACCATGTTGCCGGGAAATCCGCGCGATTTTCGAACAAGATCCTGAAGATTGGCCCACATACGCTTGCGGATCATTTTCGCGGTTGTGGACGTAAGAACGACGGTCGATTTTGCGGGGTTAGACAGCCACCAGACTGTTGCGAAAAGCGTTGCGCCAAAGGTCTTTCCGCTCGCACCGCATCCAGCCCAACCGACGTAATCATGCTCGCAGAGGCTTTCGACCTGAGCTTCCAGCCACGGATTCCAGCTTAGCTTTGGCCATAGCATTTTCGTCGCATTCCGAAAATGTTCGAAAGTACCCAATCCACCCTCGTTTGGCTGGAGTCGGTTTCGGAATGCGTAAAGTTCAAGTTCTAGGTCAGGAATCTTGACCGGTGAACGAATTCCATACTTGTGCTGAATAAGTTGATGCTCGGACGCTTGCTCTGCCATAGTTTGGCCTTGCAATAGTTCTCGCTGGACTTGAGGTTCTGCGAAAGGAAAATTATGCCGTCGCAACTTGTTTCTTCATCCGGCTGCTGCCAGCCTTGCGACTCCGAGCCGGTAGTCGTGAATATCCCCGGCCCTCAAGGGGCTGCGGGAGCCAACGGTACGAATGGCACGAACGGAATCGATTCGTTCACCTACACGACAGCCTCGTTTTTTGTTCCGGCTCTTGGCGCGAGCGTCCTTGTTTTCGTAGATAATACCCAATTTCTGCCAGAATCGGTTGCTGGCCAGTTCTTCGTATCGATTCAGGGTCTTGGATACATGCAGGTGCTGTCGGTTGATGGACTGCAACTGACGCTTCAAAACCCTGCTGCGGGTGTCCTTGGAATCGCCAACGCTGTTCCAACCACCCTGATTCCGGCTAATTCCCTTATCACTCTGGCTGGTGCGATTGGGGCGACTGGCGCTCCTGGTGCGTCGGGCGGCGCTCCGGTTGGCGCGTCGTACATTTGCCGCACTTCAGACGCCACGCTGACGAACGAGACTGCTCTCGATTCGCTATCTGCTGGCTACCTCAAGACTCAAGGATCTGGTGGATTTGGTGCTGTTTCGACTGTTGCCTCTGTTCCTGTAGCGGACATCAGCGGTGTTCTTCCGATTGCGAAGGGTGGAACAAATCTGTCCTCCACTCCAACCAATGGCCAACTGCTCATTGGCAATGGAACGGGATACACGCTGGCAAGTCTGACCGCTGGTTCGAACGTCACGATTACGCCGGGTGCTGGAACTATTTCAATCGCTGCCACAACCGGAGGATCTTCATTCAACTACGTCACGTTTACGCGGAGGCTGACTGGTTCTAATACGGTTGCATCATTAACGACTAAAAATCCATTCAGTCTTGGAGATTTTCCCTCTGGCTCTTGGGTGACACTGGACCCATCGGCTGGGTTCACTGCCGCTACCGGACGCTTTACGGTTCCTTACACCGGATACTATCGGATTGATGCGTTTTTAAATCTAGTAGGAGTTGGCGGTACGTCAAACTTGACTGTATTGTTAAGAAAAAATGGTTCTAATGTTTTGCAAACATTGAATTTTACGGTAACAAACGCATCTCCAAACGATCCTCCGGTATCTGTTTCTTATATTGATCAAGCTACCGCAATTACTGATTACTACGAACTGTTGATACAGTCTACAGGGGTTTTTAATCTAACTGTATCAACCGACTCTTCATTGTTCGTCCAGCGTATTCAGGCTTAAACCATGAGCGAACGCGCACCACGAAGGTACACGGACGGATCTGTCACCTTTGAAGGTGGCATTGACGCTGGCGTGATGCCGTCTGAGGTGGACAAGAATCAGGTGGCGTTTGCGGTGAATGCCAGCTTCCGGCAGAGTTTCATTTCTCCTCGTCCCGGCTTCATTCAGAAGGATTACAATCTCTGCACCACGATTACAGCGGACAATGCTGAAGTTACGGCGGATCAAACCAACGTGACGGCTGATGGATGGTCGGAGAATTGTTACGGTCCTCAGAGCTTGACCGGCACGTTCCAGTGCGCGCTTCCATACATCGGAGACAACGGTCAGACGTTTATTTTGATGCTGATCAGTGGTAAAGTGTGGCTTTACGACTGCCTTCAAAATAACGCCCAGAATTTGACGGTTTCTCCGAATCTTGAGAATCCTTCCAACCTGCTTGATGGATGGATGGTTCAAGCGGAGAACTTTGTCGTCATTCAAGATGGATTCAGCAAGCCGCTGATTTTCAACGGAACGAATCTGCGCCGCGCAACCGACGACGAAATAAAGACCGGGAAGATTATGTCCTACGTCAATGGACGCATCTGGTACGCGCTTCCTGACGGGTTTTCGTTTCGAGCGACTGACATCGTTTATGGGGATGGAACGCGAGCCAGTGTTCTCAAGGAAACCGAGAATACCTTCCTTAATGAGGGCGGAGACTTCGCGGTTCCGTCGGATTCAGGAGGCATCACGGCAATGGCCGTCCCCGGCAATCCAGATACGTCGCTTGGGCAAGGACCGCTTCTTATCTTCACTCCGCGATACGTCTTCAGCATCCAAGCTCCAGTAGATCGTGATACTTGGAAGAACCTGAATTATCCGATTCAGGCTATCAGCTTGCTGACCAGTGGCGCGCTTGGCTCTAGGTCTGCCATCACGGTTAACGGAGACGTTTTCTACCGAGCTGTCGATGGGGTTCGCTCGTTCATCATCGCTCGTCGTTCGTTCAACGATTGGGGGAATACACCCATCAGCAACGAAATCCTAAACATCGCAGAGAACGATCAGACGAATTTGCTGTGGGCCAGTTCTGCGGTTGTGTTCGACAACCGTCTGCTGATGACTGGACAGCCTCGTTACAGGGCTGACGGAGTTATCCACAAGGCGTTGATGGTTCTTGATTTCGATCTGATTACCTCGCTGAGGAAAAAATTTCCTCCTGCTTGGGCTGGAATCTGGACCGGATTGGATGTGTTGCAGATTCTCAAGACCGAGAACGCTTACGGAGACGCTTGTTTCGCAATCGCTCGCGGATCGGACAACACAATCCAGATTTGGGAGGTCAGCAAGACCAGCAAGTTCGATTCGAATCTATCCGATCCAAAGAAGGAGATTCAATGGTTGGTTCAGACTCGCGCCTACAATTTCGAGCTTCCGTTCGGACTGAAGAAGCTCGATTCGGGCGACATTTTCATCGACTCGCTAGATGGCAACGTCGGATTCAACGTGGAGTATCGTCCTGACCAGTACCCTAGCTGGCTTGAATGGGCGGAATGGAGTGAGTGCGCGATTACGACGCAGTGTGATAACCTTTGTCCGATAAGCAACTTTCAGCCTCAGTACAGGCCGAAGATGCGGTTGCCGACTCCTACGGATATCCCGTGTAATTCCACGATCAGCACTCCAACCAGAAATCTTTACGAGGTTCAGCTCAACATTTCGATTTCCGGTTACTGCCGCATCAAGAGCATTCGAGTTCACGCTTACGACGTTCAGGAATCTGCCGTTGGCGAGTGCAGGACATTCCAGGGGTGCAAGATTCTTGAAGGTTGCGACATAAATCCACTTCTCTACTCATCGGAATAGTATGGCAAATCTAACGCTCATCACGCTCACAGCTCCAAGCCTTCCGTACAATTATTGTCCGTCCAACTACCAACAGTTGGCCAACGATATCATCGGCGGCACGCAAGCTACGTTTAACAGCGCGATTGGAAACTCGTTCTTCAACTTTGGCCCGACTGTTCCTGCGCTGAACAATCAGGTTTATCCGTGGTTGGATGAGAATGGGAATTGGTGGGTGTTCAATCAGGGACGGTGGACAAGCAAGAATCCTGTTGCTCCAAACGGATTTGATCGTCGCATCTTTGTAGGAACACCGACCGATCTTCTTTCGTACGACGGTGGCGACGGTACTGCAACTGCCACGGATGTTACTGGTCCGATGTGGATGATTGACACGTTGTTTGAGGCTCGTTTTCCGGTTGGCGTTGGTTCTTTTGCGGCAAGCGGAGCTGTTTCGGTTCAAGGAACTACCACCACAACTTCCGTTGTTGGCGAGGACAAGCACACGCTGACAGTTCCCGAAACTGCATTCAACGAACACACTCACGGTGTCGCTCAACTGATTGCACCGGCAAACGACGATTACTACCTCGTCAACAAGTCGTGGAGCGGACTTGGGTCGTACCCGACGCAGATTCTTCAAGGTGCTGCTGGAAGCGGTGGCGGTGGCGCTGGACCGAGCATCACGACCGGCGACATCGGAACGACCACTTCCGACAAGACTGGTAATGACAGCCAGAATGCTGTTGGCCACAACAACCTGCCGCCGTTCTACGGTGTTTACTTCATCAAGCGAACTGCCCGAGTCTACTACACCAAATGAAGCTAATCGTTCAGGACATTCGCTCCACAATCGCTCGGGTCATCGGCACATGTGTCGATGATCAGCGCGTTTATGATTACATCAATCAGGCGTGTCGAAGGCTTCTACACAAAGGGTTGTGGGCTGGAGCGTACGGACGCTTCACGATTCACACCGTAGGTGGCTGCATCACTTGGCCGCGACAGATCGAAACCATCGAGGCTGTAGCTGACTGCTGCGGAGTCGGAACGGTTCGCAATCAATGGTTCGAGTTTCAGGAAACCGGATATGGACTTCTCAATGGCAATCAAGTGTGCGTTGGGAAGCAGCTTATTGATCGTGGCACTGTGGTTTCTTACCGCGACATGTCTGGCGGTACTAACAGCTATCTTCGAGTCTACCCTGGCGACGCTTCGGATGTCGGCAAAACCATCACGCTGCAAGGTGTTGATCAGAACGGTCAGTGGATTCGAACGCAATCCAGTGGCGCGTGGATTGACGGAGAAAAGCTGACGCTCGCTTTGCCGTACGTTCAGTCTACCAAGAAATTTATCGAACTGACCGGCGTCATTCGTGGGGCCACGAACACGGTCAGCCGCTTGTACGAGTACGATGCGACGACTGCTCTGGAAACGGATCTGGCAGTTTACGACCCTGATGAAACTTTGCCGCAGTATCGTCGCAGTTACCTGACAGATCGTTGTAACAACGACGAGGATAAGCCGGTGACGGTCATGGCGAAGATGCGCCACATCAACGCGACGAGCGTCAATGACTACCTTATTCCTCCGTGCGCTGATGCCATCAAGCTGATGGTCATGGCCATTCGAAAGGAAGAGAACGATTTGATTCAGGAAGCAGTGGCCTACGAAGCCAAAGCGGTTCAAGCTGTGCAGGAGCAGACGATGCAGTATCTGGGCGACGCTGTCGCGACGATACGCATGGTCGGTGTAGGATTGAATGGCGGTGGATTCTCGCAATGGTTCTGAACCTCAACATCGACTTTGCGCTGGCTGATGCGACTCCGAAAAAACTGGAGTTGCTTCAGGCTGTCTTTGACGCGCATGACATGGCGGCTCGGAACAATCAGAACGCTAGTTCCGGCGCTGCGGTGAACGCTTTCTTTGGAAGCGCCCAGCTTACTAATGGAATCGCTTCAGCAATCCTGACTTTGGGCGATGCACACGGCCCGATTGGACCTGCTCGATTCGTTTACGAACGATTCGATGAGCGAGCGTTGAAGTCGGCCATTGAAGCTGGCATGAAGATTCCCGGCTTCGGCAATTCGTTCTTTAAGGATCGGATCGATCCGGCATGGAGCCGTGTGCGTGAGATTATCGCTGCGGACTTCCATAACGCGAACGCTCGAATCGAACAGCTTCACGGATGGATAAAGGAAGCTGGAAAGGATGTTCATCCGAATGCAGCTCTTTATACCGCAGTAATTTGCAGTGAGCTGGGTATGATTCCTAATTCGGAGTCGGCTATCTTTATCCTCGCGCGTACTGCCGCGTGGACTTCTTTGTGCATAAAAAATGAAAGGTAAGCTCTTCCAAATTTGCGGTCTGCCTCGATTCGGATCGGCATTCATGTCGGTCCTTTTCTCGTTGGAAGCGGACTGCCTTGGCCTACATGAGCAGGGTGCGACCGATCCGAATTGGAAGCAGTCGATTGAAGAATACCGGACTCGTTACAAGTACGTCGCTGACTGCTCGACTTACGGATATCTTCCAAAGGCAGTCGTGCATGATTCGGTGAAGGTGTACGTCAAAAAGGACGCAGAAGCGTCGGCCAAAGAATGCACTGAGCGATTCGGCTACGAGGTTCACCTTCCTTCGGTTCAAGCGCTTCGTGAGTACGCGGATGCATGGGCATCTTTGCACGGCGTGATGACAATCGAGGAGAACGAGCTTTTTAAGGTGGATACTTTGCGGCGGGTGTGGGTTCATTGCTTCCAGAACGAGCGAGCTTTTCCAGAGGAAAAAGCTGCACGTTTGGTAACCATGAACATCCAACGTCACGAACCTGAAAAGGTGTTCTCGATTGAGAACGGCAATCGTCTTGTGAAGGAGGTATTTTAATTTATGGGAGCTATTCTAGGTGGTGCGGCAATCCTTGGCGGAACGAGCTTGCTTGGCGGATTGCTGAGCAAGGGCAGCAAGCCAAAAGTTCCAGCATTTAAGCCGATTGATTTTCAAGCTGAGCAGAAGCAAGCGATTCAGCAGAACATCGAAGCGCTTCAACCTGCCACGGAACTCGCTCAAAAGACGACCGCCGCTGAGCAGTCTCAGCTTGAGGCGCAGCTTCGTCGCGCGATTCCTGGCTATGACCAGTTGATTCAACAGGCTGGCAAGAACATTGGGTCAGCTTTGCGCGGCGAGGTTTCTCAAGATGTTGCATCTCAGCTTCAACGCTCCGCCGCTGGACGCGCGCTTGGCGGAGGGTTTGGCGCTGGAAGCGGAATGGGCCGAGCATTGTCAGCTCGCGACTTTGGTCTGACATCGATGCAGATCCAGAACCAAGGTCTGGCGCAAGCTCAGAACTTCATCCAGCAACAACGGGCGTTTGGAATGGCTCAACCGTTCTCGGTGAGCAGCATGTTCATCACACCATCTCAGCGAATCGGAGCTTTGCAGCAGCAAAATCAGCAGCAATACAATCGTGACTTGCAAGCTGCTCAAGTGGCTGCGATGCCTGATCCTACGATGGCTGCAATCGGAGGAGCGATTTCCTCTGCCGGTGGATTTGCTGGTGGCGCGTATACGCAGCGTGGGTTGATGCAGCAGATGCCAAATTTGTACGCCACGACTCCCGGCGGTTCACCAAGCGTAAACAGTACCACAATCGATTACAGCACAGGTGAAACGGGATATCCGAACCCGATGTCGCCTTTCGCCACTTACGCAGTGCCTCCGTCAACTTTCTATCAGGGAAGAATAGGTTAATCTTATGGCCGACGAAACCCTTCAAGCATTTCAGCTAGGCGCAAGCCTCTACGACCGCGCGCAGACGCAAAAGCGGATGATGGAGCAGTTCCAGATGCAGACGGCTGATCAGATCATGCGCCAGCGTCAGGCGGATCTTCAGAATAAGATTCAGTCGAAAGCGTATGCGGATGCACTTGCAGAGTCGGAGGCGCAGAATCTGGAATACGACGCTTTTCAGAGCTTCAACCAGCAAGTTTCAGACTTTTTGAACAGCACGACAGAGGGTGCCGCAATGCCTGCGCTTCCTCGGTTTAAATCAAAGCAGTTCAATCAGGAGGCTACTCGACTCATCAACGGCCTTGAGCCGTATTCTGCTCGCGCAGAGCTGTTGAAGAAGCAGGCAAAACTTGCCGCTTTTACTGATCAGCTTGAGGGAAAACGAATTGATGACGCTCGAAAATATGGTGCATTAACACGAACCGCTGACGGAAAGTACGTCATTGATGATGCGTTGATTGCAAAAAAACGATTAGAAGAAGAGCAGCTTGGAAAGGCTGCTAAAATTTCTTCGGTTGCAGGTCTTGCAAGTGAAGATTCGATTAGGGCGCTTGGACTTGCTCCTGAAATTGAACTTCAAGCAATTCAGACAATGCGCGCAAAACAAGCGCAAAAGTCCCCCTTGACAGCTGCACTTGCTGATTGGCAGCAATCTGCTGAAGACCAAAAGGATGCTAAGTTTCAGATTCTGAAAGCTGCGGCAGCTAAAAGTGGTCAGGACATTATTGTCGGTCCTTCTGGAGAATTTGAGTTCAAAAAGGCCATTCCGCAGCAAGTTCAGACCCAATTGTTCAATGGAATCAAATCGGCCAATGCCGCGATTGACTTAATAGACAGCATAAATGATTCAGAACTTAAGAATGCATTTAATGTCAAAGGTGCTGCTAGAAGTTTGGGGCAAAAAATACCACTGCTTCCAAAATTTGGAGGCGGATTAAACCAATCTCAATTAGATATAAATCAAAAATTCGGCATACTAACGGGATTGTCTGCAAGAGGGTTGCTTTCTGAAACCGGACGACTTACGGAAGGTGATGCAAAAAGAGCAGAACGATTGCTTTCTTATGGTTTTGCAACATCTAGTCCAGAGCAGGTAAGGCAAAGCTTGAATGGGCTAAAATCGCTTTTCCAAGAGGCTAAAGATAGGATGAAATCTCCGTTTGAAGGTATTATTGGAAGCCAAGAAGTTCTAAAAATTGACACCAAACAGCAAGAGCCGGGAGGACAGGCTCAATCTCAAGTTCAGGTTACGGATGTTTTTTCGGCAATGAAACAGCCTCCTGTCTTCAATTCGGTTGAAGAGGCTGAAAGAACGGTTCCATCTGGAACCAAGTACAAGGTCGGAAACAAGTTCTACCGAAAGCAATAACATGCCATCTACGGAAATTACTGAGGAAGAGTTTTACGCCGAAGAGCAACCCGCTCAACCGGTTACAGCGCAGCCTACTCAGGAAATGTCTGCGATGTCTGCTCAGTATCAGGTTCCGCAAAGGACTGGAGCTGATCCTTACGCGAGCATGTTTCAGGCTGGTTCTCCGCAGCAGCTTCAAGCGGCTGTTAATGACGCTGGTAAAATCGGAGAACAGAAATCTGTCCAAGGACAGGCTGGGCAATATGTAACGCCATATTTCCAGCGTCCCGGTGTTATGACTGCTCCCCCTAGTGTTGCAACATCGGAGGAGGAAAAGAAAAGGGCTGCTGAACAGTTGGCAATTTCCGCTGGATTGGTTGGCAGTGCCATTGCTCCTGCTTTTTTGCCAGAGGCTTTAACTGCCGCTGCAACAACGGGAACACTAGGAACAAGGTTGCTTGCCGGTGGAGCTGTAGGTGGAACAGCAGGAGCAACTGCTGGAGCGTTTCAAGCTATCCCAGAACTGCTTCGAGGGGAGTATGGCGAAGCGGCAAAAACTGGATTGAGGGAAACTGCTGTAGGAGCAATCGGTGGCCCACTTCTTACTGAAACTGGAAGAGCGTTCGTAAAGCCAGCAATCGCTGCAAAAGAATTTCTCACTGGAGAAGGATTCAAAGGTGCAATGGCGACATTCTTCCGGCCAAGATATTCTCCGAGAGTTGGTTCGCTAGAGACTACTCAGCTTCGCGACATCATTGAATCGTCTACCGGAGTTAGAGTTCCGGTTGGCGTCGCCGAAGCGATTGGCGAGCCGGGGCTTACTGAGGCAATCAAGAACGCCCCAGTTGGTGCAGAGGTGACACCTCAACACATGGAAAGCCTTAAGAGGCTGATCGTCCTGAATGCCACCGAGCTTGGCGGAAAGAACACTGGAATCACAACCGACGAGCTGGCAAAGAGTGCTGTCGATATTTTGAGGAGGCGACTTGGAGCCGTTTCTAAGCCTTACGAAGACGCAATCGGAACGCTTTCAGCGCAGTTGAAGCCTTCAATCGACAAAGGTTTGATCGATGTTCAGAACTCGGCCAATGCGCTGATTCCAGGCACTGCCGCAACACCTTCGTTTCTTGGAAACAGGTTTCGAGAACTTCAACAGGCTGGATACGATTTCTTCAAGCAAACCGACACTAAGAATTTCAACGCGCTTCGGAATGATGCTTTTTATCAAAATCTGACAGTAAAAACACCAAGCATGTCTGAGTGGGCCAACAACATCGACGCGCAAGCAGTCCAGATGTTTAAAGGAACACCGGAGCAAGCTGGTGGACTTGTTGATGAGTTTGGATTTCAGATTCCCAAGGAAGAGGTTCTTGCAACTCGCGGAATTCCTTCAACCTATCCAAAAGGTACGCGCGAATATGTGGCCGCTATCGGAAACATGACTGAAGATCAGTCGCTTGATGCGCTTCGGAGATATCGCACTCAGATTGGAGATTCCATCGGAAAGGACGACTTGCTTCCAGGCCTTTCAGACAAGGCAAAGAAAGACCTTTACAAGGCAATCACCACGGACATCGACAATGCAATTTCTAATCTCCCAACAGGAACTCTTCGAGAAAAACTCGACGTTGCAAACAAGTTCCACCGCGAAAACGTAGACAAGTTCGTTGGCCGTCAAGTTCAGTCGCTGATCAAAGATGTTGGCGCAGAAGGCGGTGCTGGACCTGCGTCAATCGCAAGCAAGCTAGAGTCCGCTGATGCCCCCACTTTCCTGGAGTCAATCAAGAGTGCGGCTCGACCTGAAGACGCTGCGGCAATCGATTCTACCGCAAAAGAATACTTGTTCAATCAGGCCGCAAAGTCTGGACTCGATCCGGTTACTGGGGAGATTTCAGTTTCCAAAGTCGTCAACTACATCAATGGGCTTGCGCCTGAAATCCAAAGTCGATTCTTTCCGAACGCAAAGCAAATTGCTGGCTTGGCAAAACGTCAGTCCTCCTTGGCTGGGCTTGATCCTAACAAGGTGGTTTCAAGCCTTACTGTAGATGCAAATGTCCTTTCTGATGCGCTTGGCTCAAAAGCTCCCGAAATCCAAAAGACGATTGCGGAAGCCATAAAAGCTGCTGGAGAAAAGGATAAGCAGTTTCGTGGAACCATTCTTGGCGCGCTTAAGAAAGCATCGTCAAGCGATGTGACTGACATTGTTTCTCAGAATCCTAAAAAGTTCATCGGTGGAATTGTCGATGGTTCATACACGCCAGAGCAAAGCCGAGCTGCCCTCGACATGATTGGACGCGAAAGTCCAATGCTGGTTCAGCAACTTCAGTTTCAATACGTCAATGATTTGATCGAAAAGTACACCACATCGGGTGTTCTAAATTCAAAGCAGTTGGCGTCTGAACTTGCTGGTGAGTCGATTGTCGGAAAAGCAAGTGATGTTCGAAATTACTCTGATGCAATACTTGGTGGAGGAAAGGTTTCTAAACTCAAGGCAGTCTTGGACAATGTTTCAAAACTCGAAAACCTAAAGACTCCAATCGCATCGAATGATCCGCTTGTGGAGGCGATGGCCAGAACTACTGGCGCAGCGGTTGGTGCAGCGGTTGGTGGCGTCGCTCGGGTTGGTCCTATTGGAACTGCGAATCAAGCGGCCCAGATGGTTAAGTTGGCTCCTCGTGTAAAATACAAGATTGCTTCATACCTTCTTTCAACACCTCAGTTGAGAGAGCTTGCGATGAAGCCAATCGGTCGATTGTCAAAGGATGAACTGAACGCTGTTCTCCGTGGAACTGCTCAAGCTGTTGCCGCCAATGAAGGTGAGGAATCACCCGACATCGACGAACTTCAAAACCTTGAACGATGAAAACCTCCCTCTCCAAAAAAGGTAACACTTGGCGTGGCCGTAAGGTGACGCTCAATTCACCTCGAAAGATCGAGGGTGTTACTCCGTATCCGAAGAAGAAAACGGCATTCGTCAAGAATTCCAAAGGAAACGTGGTTGTCGTGCATTTCGGTGATGTTCGGTATTCCGACTTCACCAAGCATCACAACAAGAAACGTCGGGCAAATTTTCGCTCGCGGCAAAACTGCGAGACGGCAAAAGATAAAACAACGGCTCGTTACTGGGCTTGCAACAACCTCTGGTAATTTTATGGACAAGATGAAACTTGGCGGTGGAGGTCGTTACGAGAAGCTGATCGGCAGTCTTGAGAAGAAGGGTGTGAGAGAACCTCGCGCACTTGCGGCTTACATCGGACGCAAGAAGCTAGGCAAGGCGAAGTTCCAATCGCTCGCTGCGAAAGGTCGTCGCCGTGCTGAGCGTGAGAAAGCTAGCGCTTAGGTCTTCCTGTCCACGGTTTTTTCGCCGCTGCCTTATCGACGACAAACTTCTCAGGCTCTGCGTAGTTCCATGAGATGTCGCCGCCAGTTCCACGCTGGATCATAATCGATCCGGTGACTTTTCCTTCCTTGTCAGTCATGCCGGAACGGTCTGCCCGTTTTGCCATGCCGAGCATGAACTTGCGCGGATTGTTGAATCCAACCTCCTTCATCACAATCACCTCTCTCGCCCAGTTCGTCAGATCCGACGATCCGAATCCTGAGTAGGCCAAATCTGCCACGCTCTCAGGCTTGTCATCCTTGCCCTTCGGCTTTGGGAAGTGATGGACAAGCACCAGGACAACGCCTGTCTCCATCATAATCGGCTGGAGCAGATGCCGCGTGAAGTTCGCGCAGACCTCGATGTCCGCAGGATTGCCGCCCATGTAGGAGAGCAGCGGATCGATGTAAACAACGTCAGCCTTGGTCTTGCGAACGAGACGGCGAAGCATTGTGGCAAAGTCGGAGCCGGTCCTAACCGTCTCGCGGAAGAAGAGCATGTCAACACTCCGCAATCCTCGCTCCCAGTTCTCTTTGCCGAACGTCATCTGAGCAGCGCCTTTGAGTGCGTCATGCTGATCGGCAATGTCGTTCTCAGCTTGGATGTAGGCCACCTTCAGCGCGCGCACAGGTTTGACGCCGAACCACGCTTCACCGGACGCCCACTTCATCCCCTGATACGCGGCCATCGAGCTTTTGCCGCAACCACTTTGGCCGACGAATAGAAGCGATGAACCGCGACGTAACCATCTGTCGCCGATCAGGTTATCAGGATCATTCTTAGGGTCGTACTCGATGATGCTATCGAGCGAGAACTCCTGAGGCATGTCCTGCGACTCCAGATAGTCCGTGAATGCATCCCAGTTCACAGAACCCACATTGATGGCCAACAGCTTCTGCTCCTTGCCATCGCGCATTACACCGGCAAGACGGCTGAACCTGCTTGCGTTCTTGTTCTTCGGATCGATGCCGAGCGTCTCTAGCTGGCGATAAACGACATCACGACGCTCGCTCCATTCCTCCTTGTTCGCTGCATCGACGCGCACCCATCCGTGCAGACTCTTGCCGCCGGAATCGATGACGACGGACATCGGCAATTTGGACTCCTTGAGGATCGTCCATTGCTCGTCCTTGGTCTTCTCGTCCATCTCGACGAGGACATGGCGGAATGCTGCCACGCCTGAATCAGAACCACTCTCGTCGAAGCACGGGTTGACGCGGACGTATGCGCCACGGCTGTCAGGACCGTTCCACATGGAACTAATTGGCGGCGTGAAATGCTTCTCAATCCATTCGTCGCGCTTGAGGAATGTACCCTTGGAGTTTGGCCGAGTGCGGCCTTCCTCGTCGCTTACGATGTCATTGCAAATGCAGACAACTTCGTCCGGTTCGAAGCAGGCTTTTAAGAAATCTATGGTTGAAAATCGGAAATCCGATTGCGGAATTGCTTGGATCTTTCGCACCACGAACTTACCGGTTGGAGATACTGGAGTGCCGCCCTGGCCGATGCTGGGATGCGATTCCAGAAGCCATCCGCGCGGCTTGTCGTGCGCTACTTTTGCAGCCTCGCTCAGCTTGTGGGCCAGTTCATGCGGCTTCCACGGTGGGAGGCATTTCGCGTTGTACTCATGCATGAGCGTTTCGGCATCCCCCGCATTCAGCTCAAAACCGTGTATGAGCGAGGTGGCAACAGCGAAGGTTGCTCCATGCCCATTCTGACCTGAGACGGCTCCTGGCGTGTTACGCAGCCATGCGCGCGCACGATCTACTTTTGATTGATTCATTCGATTCCAAGTTGTTTTCTCGCTATCTCCCCGCT